TAACCCCCGAAGAGGTTGCCCTGTTCAGCAAGCAATCTCTTCCAAGCGGTGAATACACCCACCGCCAACACCTAGCAGCAAACCTAATCATCGAAGCAGTAGAAGCCTACAATGCCAAGCAATATAAGCAGCCAAAAGCCTAAAGCCCCCCGTAAGCCACGCGTAAGTAATGGATACGAGGAGGTGCTACTCAAGACCAACAGAGAGAACGGACGACGCTTATTTAAGGTCGTACGTATCTCCACGCAAGCCCTACAGGGCTACCTTGTGCGCCTACCAGATAAGGTAAGTGCTACTGGTAAAGTAATTGAGGGCAAGCAGAATTATTGGGGGCCAGCTCGGGACAAGGAAGGCAAGCGAGAGAACCACGACTTCTGCTATCGGGCAGCACTAGAAAGGTACAAGGGATGAATATTGGAACGGATAAGCAACCAGAGCAGGTCCATGTTCTAAGCGATATTGGGTTCACCGTAACAACGCAAAAAAATATGTCCGACGGTTCGCTTATATCTTGTGATTTTAGAATATACGAGCATTTGGCGTGGGCGCAAAATCCACAGACTGGTGTATTTGACGTACCGCAGTATGAGATAAAAGGAAGCACTTGCGGTGATACCACGCCAGACATATCATTGTCTTGGCCCATAATAGAGCTAACAATAAAGTGGGATGGATGTTCGCACTGGTACTTCGGGAATGACAAGGGTGCCTATATACATATTTGTGGCAGAGAAACAATGAATAAATATATAAAAGTAATGGAGTGGTGCTGGGACTTTTTAAAAGATGAACTAGACGACTAAAAATATGACAATACCTACCTATAAAGCAGGGCAGCAGCAAGACGGCTCTTGGGCGATAATCCGCACTGAGCCTTACTTTATGCGCCTTGAGGAGAAATGGGGTAGTGCAGTACAGCGCACTTACTACAAGCTGGGGCTGACGGAGCATGGGGCTAAGGCTATAGTTGATTCGGGAATAGCGAATGATGAAGGGAAATTGGTATAACTTTACTCTTGACAGTTGTTTGCGGGTGTGCTATACTGATATATAGTTAAGGGTGAATAGCGCCATAACGTTCGGAGTAGTTGCCGAATAGGAAAGCAAAAACAAGTGAGTCGATTTTTAGGGATTTAGCCCCCTGATTTGTGCATCGTCCTACTTGTTGGACAACAACTATTTTGCACGAGTCTTGGGGGCTTTTTATTTCTAAAAATATGGCAACAGCTAAAACAAGGCACAAAGAATCGAACTATTCACGCCTGCTACGCGACCCGCGCTGGCAAAAACGAAGGCTTGAGGTAATGGAAGTATCGCACTTTTCATGTGTGAACTGCACGGCAAAAGACAAAGAGCTTCAAATACATCACAAGTTCTATGAGTTCGGGCGCAAGCCTTGGGAATATGGGGTTGATGAGCTTGAGTGCCTTTGCTGCGATTGCCATAAAAAGGTTGGCGAGTATGCCAAGGGCATAAAGGAGCTCATGACAATCCAAGACTCTTCAAAGTTGAGAGATATATACCTAAGTATTCTAGCAGAAACGAATGATGCTACCATTGGATATTGGCTAAAATCTGGAAGCGATGCTTTTGAGTTTATGTATTATTTAGTGCCAGCGTACGCAAGGCAGTGCCCCGAATTCCAGTCTTATAGTGAGATGTTCGCCGGTAACTATACATTCTTTTCTGACCTCGCCGTGCGAGATTTGCGCCCAATAGCTGATGCCATTCTGAGAGATAAGCCAGTACCTGAAATTGGAAGAATGAACCCCGAGGAGTATATGGAGGAGCTTCGCAAGTGAGCCAAGAAAAGATAGAGCTGGTTGATAACGAACGAGTGTTCGTGCCCAAGTCATTGTATGTGGTAATGGGGTTCGAGGAGGCGCTTGTGCTATCAAGCGTTCACTACCAGTTGTGCTTCAATCGCGCCCACAAGGTTAATGAGTACGAGGGAACGTTTTGGTATTTCACGTCGTGGGCCAAATGGTCTGAGTGGCAGAAAGATCTACTATCTGAAGGCCAGGTTAGGCGCTGCTTTGAAAACCTGATAGATGGGGGCTGGCTATTTAAGCACGCAAAGGGTTTCAATAGAATGGGTTACGACAAAACTAGCTGGTATACGTGGGGTCCTAAATGCCTTGAAAGCCGCTTGTTTACTGATTCGTCGAAATCTGCGAATGGATTAGTTGAAACCGACGAACCTATACATTCTCCTTCGGAACCAGATTCTTCTTTAAAAGAAACAACAGCTAAAAAACCAATCAACGACAAGACGCAGACAGCTAACAATCCAGTTGCTTCGCCCACCCCAGAGCTGGCCGAGCTGCTTGAGATTTGGCCTCACCCGGTTAAGGATGTTAAGCCAGTCGAGCGGGCTTGGCTGTACGCAGTAAACAAGCTGGGCGTTAAACCGTCCCTAATACTTGATGTTGGCCGCAAATGGGCAAACAATAGCTGGCAGCATGGGCTTTTAAATTGGCTTAAAGGCAAGATGTGGGAAAAGCCGCCACAACCAGCCAACAGGAATGGCCAAAATAACTCATATACGCCACGTGGCGGGGTCGGGGGAGCACAATCAGCCCAAGTACCAAGCCAAATCGACAAAAGGCTTCTAATGCTCACCAATCGCTATGCCAAAATCCCCCCTCGGCTATGGCGAGAACTCCAAAACGAGAGTGAGGAGGTCTTGGACTACCTCAATCGCAATTCGCAAATCACGAATGGGGCAACTGCTGCCGAGTGTAAAGCCAAGGCAAAGGAGTATCTTCGCAGCCAAATCTCATCCGTTGATATATTTTCAGAAATGTTGAAAAAGCCTGTTGACAACCAATAGCAACTAATATATATAAGGGAACCATTGAATATGAAACTCCAAGATTGCATCGCAGATGCGTACAAACATAAGGCACATTACCAAACTTATCGAGTTGCAGGCACAGCTTGCTATATCTCTATTGCAGGCGCAGACAACCCAAGCACTTCGGGCATTCTCGGTGGACTTTCAATCCAGGCCAAGTACACGTTTGAGGGCTGGGAGAATGCCCTGTTCGTTAAGGACAACATGGAAAGCGTAGCAAAGTAATAACTTTATGGAACTATATCTACAAGTACACGCATGGCTATATGGAATTACAGTCGTTCTATATTTCATTATGGCCTTAATTAAGCCAGATGGTTACGAATCGAAAGTAGATGGCTCAACTTACCCGTATCGGATTATACTTTCTGTACTTTGGCTAGTCTGGACAATTAACATACTGAATACATTGTCTAAGTAAAACCACTATGCGCCAAATAACTTTATGCTAATACAAATAAAAGCCAAGCAACACACCAACGAATATGCTCAAATGAAGCCCAAGCCTACTTACTTCCAACCGTGTCGCCGAAGCGGACGGACATACCGTATGGCGCAGCACGCACTAGATATGGCGGTTGAGGGGTGGGATGTTACATTATTCTCTCTTTGTCCCAAGGCAATGGATGAATACGTCTCGTTGGCTGCTTCAGAATTGACTGGCCTCGACAAGGGTGAAATTAATATAAAGGGTTCAATAAGTTTCGCTAGATATATAGGAGAGGAGTGTTTGCACGGCCTGACGTGCGGTAGACACGGAAAATATATATACTTGTTTGACCACGCGATAGCAGGACACCCAAGCTTTAAATAACACCAATGCGCCAAATCATAGCAATCTACTCACCCGCCCCGCAAATGGGGAAGAGCACAATAGCCAGGCACCTAGTTGATAAGCATGGCTACACACGCGTCCCGTTTGCCTCCGTCTTAAAAGACATGGTGCGCCCGCTGTACCGCGCATTTGGCTACACTGAAGACCAGATTGAGTGCTTCGAGACGTTTGACAAGACCAGCATTCTACACGCTATATCGCCTGACTGCACCCCTCGCAAGCTGTACCAGACTCTAGGCACGGAGTGGGGGCGCAACATAATCGACAAGAACATCTGGCTGAACGCTTGGCAGAATAAAGTCAAGGCCACTGCTGGCGATATAGTCGTTGATGACCTACGCTTCCCAAATGAATGGGGAGCTGTCAAAGTTATTGGCGGCACAACCGTCCGCATCGAGCGTCAGATTACTCTAAGCGCACCTGCCCATTCATCAGAGGGTGGCTTGGCTGAGTTCGACTTTGATTATACCATCTCTAACGATGGCACTAGGGAAGAGCTTGTCGCAAAGGTGGATAATCTAACGCAGCTAATACATTATAGTTGCCTAGTAAAATAATTGTTAAAAAAGTTGTAAATAGCTGCTTGACATAGTGATTTTTTTCAACATAATCTGTCGCAGTAGTTAAGGCTTGCAACCATATCGCTTATGTGATAGTTGGGGTTCGTGCCTACTACTACTAACAAAACCTCACAAATGTTCGCAATCATAGACGGTTCTCGATGGAAAAAGATAGTAATTGCCTCGGATAACCACGGCGAGAAAATCTGCCCCGCTACAGAGCAAGTGCTCTTCGACTTCATTGGCTACTGGAAGCCGCACCTGCGAGTCCATCTTGGCGACTTTATGGACTTGAACGCCCTCCGACTTGGAGCTTCACGAGATGAGTGTGCCGACAGTATGCGAGAGGATATAAAGGTTGGGGTTGAGTTCCTTGTCAAGTTCCGTCCTGATGTCCTGACCGAAGGCAACCACGACTGGCGCTTAAAGCGTGAACTTAACTCAAAAGACCCAATACGCCGTGAATGGTGCGAGGATAGGCTCAAGGAGATACTGCAAGCCCTAAAGCCCATCAAGACCCAAGTGTTTGGGTGGGGTGTAAAGAAGGGCGTATACACCATAGCTGGCCAGAAGATGTTGCACGGCTACGCCAACGGCGCAATGTCAGCAACCCGTACCAGTGGCCAGAAGTTCGGGGCTTGTGTTCACGGCCACAACCACTCCGCCGATATAATGTACCTAGACACGTATGACGGCCAAGGCCGATTCGCTCAGTCGTGTCCCTCGATGTGCGACAACGATAACATGGACTACCAGCTTGGGCAGGCAGCAGCGTTTAAGCACGTATCTGGATTTGCCCTTGGACTAGCCGACATGAAGAAGAACACCTACTACTGCGGCAATGTGGTTAAAACCGTATCTGGCTTTGCAGTAATGGAGCCGAAAGTAATTTAACAATATGTCATTATTCTTTAATATATTTGGCCAGAATCAACCACCCCAGCCCCCCGAGCCGCTTAGGCCAATTGATATATACGCCAATATGCTATCGGAGCACTATCGGTCTGTTGTCGTAATAGTTTCTGAACAGGACTCTGATGGCTATAGCGTTCTATCCACGCTGCGGGGCTCTCCATTCGAGGCCTACGGGCTAATAGGCAGGGTAATGGAGAACTCAGACAAAACCATATTTGGCAAGGCAGACGATGAAATCTAGCTGGAACAGTAAAAGGCATGAGTGGAACGGCTTGCGTTTCGATAGCAAGGAAGAAATGGAGTTCTATATAAAGTGCGATGCACTATCTAAGCGAAGAGACTGCAAGACTATTCTTGAGCGAATACCGTCTAGGCATAACCCGCCAGTTGCAACGTACACAATAGAGCACGAGTATAACCCAGACTTCCGTCTATCGTATAAGGACTTTCAGCCAAAGTATATAGAGTACAAGGGGCGCTTTGACGCAGACGACCGCAAGAAACTGCTGGCCGTAAAAGAGCAATGCCCTGATGTTCAGATATACCTTGCGTTCAAGTATGACGCTTACATTAGCCCGCCAAAGGTAAAGAAGCGCAAGCGAATAAGCGACTGGTGTAAGGCCAACGGCTTTGTTTGCTGCTTTAAGGAGCCCCCTCAAGAGTGGTTTCAATAGATTACTGCACCTGAATAGGCTTGTAGTCGCTTCTTGTTGGCGCCATTAGTCGCTCAAGAAAAGCCTTGTCTGTGGTGTCTTGGCCTTGCTTAACGCTCTGTATGTATCGTATCAATTGTGCGTAAGCGCCATTCCTGTCTCTGCTAGGCTGTATAAACCCAGTGCGGACTAGCTCATTAAAATACTCCTCTTGCAGCGCAGGGTCTTGCATCTCCTGCATCTTCTGAACGTGCCAGCGCACCTGATTGGCTTGAGATAGTTTAAGTACAGCACGCTGTACAGGCGTAGTTCCTATGGCGTTAGCCTTCTCCTGTAGCTTCTCTGCAACCTTAACGGCCAATCCTCTATCAGTTTGCGCCATCTGGTTAAGGACAATATTCTGTTGCGCTAGTGGCAATTTCCCTATTCTTGCAAACTCCTCGTTGGCCTTCTTGTTTAGGTAGAAGTTATCTAGCTTGCCCTTCATCTCAAGCTCTTTTACTTTTGCAACGTCAGCAGTGGCGCCAACTCTCTCGCTGGCCTCGGCCTGTTCCTCTGCTGTCTTGAACTTCACGAACTTAGAGGCAACAGGAACGTCATTAACATCTATTCCCTCACCACTCAATAGCTTGGCGATAGACCCTGCTGCCTTACTTCCGAAGTCCATTACGCCACCTCCAAACTGGCGAGCCAGGTAGTCTATGTGCGCTGGGCTTGGAGTGGCCACACCATTGTCGTTAAAGAACTTAGTTGTATCAATCATAGCCATGCCGAACCAAGAGTTCTTCAAACTATCATAATAACGCTCGTGGCTAGGTATATCCTCGCCCATCAAGCCTCCCTTGAAGTCTGGTACTATATTCTTGCCAAAGGCATCCTTATTAGAGTCAATTGCCAGTAGCGCATCTCCAACGGCAGGCATAATCATATTAGCAACAGTGCCAACGCCCATCGGGTTATAGCTATCCGCAACAGTAGTAAATAGGCTCTCTATATCTGCGCCAATATCAGCCGATGGCTTGCCTAGCATTGACCTTGCTGATAATCTTGCGAGCTCTATAAGTGGCTTGGCACCCCAAGGCTTAGGTATCTGCATATAAGTACCATCGCCTAGGACAAATACCCAATTATTCCGAGGGTTTGTAAGGCTCTCCCAATCATCGTCTAGCGCGTCATTCATAGCCTGAATGGCCATCTCTATACCAATGGCTGACGCAACCATCACGAAAGCCCCACGAGGATTGAAGTTGCCCTTCTTGTCTTGAAACAATGCCTTCCACGCCCTGCGAGTACCCTGAACTGACGACTTAAAGAATGGGTAAAGCATCTCTAGTTGCGCCCCAATCTTACCAGAGCGCCCAAAGTTGGCCGTTATATTGCGAGCTAGGTCAGCCGCATCCATATCGGAAAGCCCATTATCAACGGCAGTCTTAAAGGCAGACAGGCGCACTGCGTAGTCATTAGCATCTACTAGTGCCTCTACGCCATCAAGGAAGCCCAGTATACCCTTTAGGTATGGGTTTTTGGCTCTGGCCATCTCGCTCTTAATCTTGTTGCGTATCTCGGCCTGTACATCCTTGCCGAAGTAACCACCACCAGTACGAATACCAGCCTTGTTAGCACGCTCCATAAGAGCATCCATCTCAGCCGACTTAGTGTCTAGGTTTACATCCACTCCATTCTTCTTAGCCATATTAGCTATAGCCTTGCGAGCAATAGCTGGCATCTTCAATCCAAAAGCAGAGCGATAGGAAGCGGCTAGGGTTTGCCCAAGGTTCTTTAGGTACTCGGCACGCTTGCCAGATATAGCAGTGGACTCCATATTGACGAGAGCCTCCTGTACGTCCATTGCCACCTGACGCAATATGGTATTTGGGTTCTTTCGCACCCACACAGTCTTGAGTAGATTGCTAAATGCACCAAACACCTTTAGCACGGTATTAACCTGCTCATCATCTAGCTTTCCTAGCTCAATAGCCAAGTCGTTATCTTTTACTCTAATAAAGCTCTTCTCTCCGTCTATACTGGCCACAATAATATCGTCAGCCATAGTACCGCCACGACCCAAATCCTTCTCTGCCACAACCTCAAAGAACTGCGACATGAATGGATTGTTCTTTATGCCTTCTTGTATTGCATTAAATACCTTGGACTTATACAGTACGTTCTCAGACGCAGCAAATGAATTAATGGCGTTCTCGATTGTATTGCCACGCTCCCACTCGCCGCCGACAAACTCTTTCAGGGAGTAGAACTTCCCACGACCGCCCTTGCCAACCAACCGCTCTAGCTCAGTTGGCAAAGACGAGAAGGAAACATAATTAGGATATTTGGAAATTAATGTATTGTACAGCTCTTGGTCTATATTGCCAGCTAGCTTTAAATTGTCTAGCGAAGCCCTATGAAGCCCTCGAATAAAGTCGGCAGTCTTGTGTACTAGTGGCGCATCGGCACGAGTTAGCAGCTCTTTCGCACGCTTATTGGCTTGCTCCGTTGTAATACCATTGTATGCACCTTCGCCGTGCTCCTTGTTCCAATCGGGTATCTGCTGCATAGCCGCCAGCTCATCGGCAGCCGATAGTATCTCCTCTGCATTAGAGCCAACCGCCTTGGCGTCCTCTGCTAGTGAGCGCATTAGCGTCTGCACCTGTAAGGATTTCTCACGCAATGCGCCATCTCTCTGCGAGTGTGCAGCGTCCTCTTTAACGCCAATATCGGGCGCAACTGAGCGCAGCTTGGTAAAGCGTTCTACAAGGTTTCTCTTTAACTGGTAAGCCATACGCCCTATTGCTCCCTGAGCTTTCTGTTGCGGTGTAGCAGTTATGGGTGTCGGCGCAGGTGCTTTTATTTCCTGTTGCGTTTCAGCGGGGGCTTGTGGGGTAGAACTACGCTGTGCCTTCCATTGCTCTATAATCTCAGCCTTTGTGGGGCTTTTCTGTACTGGCTGGCCAGATATTGAAAACTTATTTTCTGCACCATATTGAGAAGATAGCTCGCCAACTCTTTGCTGATTAATGCCTTTGGTATTTTCAGCCATTACTAGGTTTGGCATTACTGGCAGTGATGTCGCATCTGCCCCAAGAGCATTTCTTAACTCTTCTGAAGTGCCTGGCGATGCATTACCAACGGCCTCTTCAAGCTGAGCTGCCTTAACCAAATCTATATTTTCAGATATAACCTGAGTCTTTGCTACGTTCTGAGCAACTGCATTTTTATTATTAGCAGCAGCCTCTGCATCCGCCTGAGCTGCCCTACGCTGCGCCGCAATCACATTATCATCTCTTAGTTGCTGCTGAGTAAGTATATCAGCCTGAGCCCTAGCATCCATATCGGCCTTTTGAGCGGCTACAGCATCTGCACGCCCCTGCTCAATGCCCTGGCTACGACCCTCAAGAGCTAACGGCAATATCTCTATTGGTGCACTTGCAAGCTCTAATCCACCCTCTAGCGCCACCGCAGCGGGGTTATATACCTCACCCTTCTCAAGCGCCTGTCCTGCTATTTCTGAGCCAGAGCCTAGTGCTACTTGCTCTCCTAGCTCACGGCCAGCAGCAGCCAATTGACCAGTGCCGGTCTTTGCTGCGGCTCCACTTAAACGACCAGCTACACCAGCCGATAGAGCGTCTACGGCAGCACGTCCAGCAGCACCCCTCTGCGCTTCTCCTTGTATATCTTCAAATGTGCCAGTGCGTATAAACTTGTTTAGTATGGCTGGGTCTGCCAAGTCGTATCCAGCCTCCTGTGCGCCACTTACAAGTCTATCTATCTCATTCTGCCTATACGAACTTACGCCCATTGTAGCAGCTCTAGCAGCGGTTCCTATTAGGCCAGCACCACCAGTTGCAAGGCCAACGGCAGCTTGACCTAGTAGCTCTGGGCCAAATGCAGCCACAGACCCAGTAGCAGCCTCTAATAACGAAGCTGGGTCTTGTTTAACAACCTCACCAAGTTCGTCTAGCCCTTGAGCCTGACCGAGTGCACCTTGTCCCTCCCATTTGGGTAGCTCTGACTGTTTGCGCCTTAGTTCATTAATCTGGCTATATACACCCTTCTGCTCCTCATATAGCGAGTTGTAGTCAGCACGAAGTTTCTCTCTTGCATCGCCATCAGCACTACCAGCCAATTCTATAATGGACGCAGCTTTCCTAGATAGGTCTAGCTGCTTGCGTATCTTGCTGTTTACTTCCTCATTGAGGCGTGCAGCAGTCCATGTTGCCCCCAAGCGTTGGGGGATATTTCCAGTTGGTATTTCGGCCATTTTAGGGCTTTATGTTTTGTTTACTTTTTATTCAAACCCAAGCGACTAATCTCTGCAAGATAATTCTGCCACTGCTCTTCTGACATATTAGAGAACTGGCGCTTTTCAATATTCTTGGCTTGGCTATCTTTAGTAGCACGAACTGGCGCTTCTATGGTATTCCCAGATATTTTACCAGCCAGCTCCATATATGGTATCATTGGATTTACTGACGCAGGGGTTGTTTGCAGCGAACGCTGACGCTCTTCGCCAAGTTTTGTATTTTGTCTTGCTGGTGCGACGGCCTTAGTTGTGGGAGTAACCGAGCCAGTAGCAGAATCAAACGCATCGACTGGAATATTATCGCCAGTGCTTGTTGCGCTTACTGCATCGGCAGGAGGTTCGCCACGACCACTAAGTGTAGTGTACGGCCTTCCTGTCAGTGGGTCAATTCCCTTCTCCCAACGCTGCATAGCGTCTGCGGCAAGCTTCTTTTCTAATAGCTCACGCTCTAGCTGCTGCTTGCTAGTCTCTTGCTCTGCCCTATACTTTTGCTCCATTTCAAGGAGGCGTTTCTGGCGTAGCCCTGCCACCAAATCCTGTAGCGGCTCGCTCATTGCTTTATAAGATGCTGTATTCATTTTAATTATATTCCAAACGGTTTAATTGCAGAGAATGCGCTAGTGCCCATACCAACGGCAGCAGCAAACGGACTTACGTTGTTTTGTTGCGCAGAGTTATACATACCTGCATTAGTACCAAATATGCTTCCTGCTGTCGAGGCTATATTGCTCGGGTTTAGGTTCTGCTGCTGGGCTTGGCTACCCTGTGCGCTAGACTGAACCGTACTCTGCGTGCTAGGCGTAGAGGTTTGGAAGTTCTGCAAGGCATTTATATAGTTGCCATACGACTGGTTCTGGCTATTGGCCTCAGCCTGTTTAGCAGCAAAGTCATAAGCAGATACATTCTGACCACTCTGTAGCCACTGCTGGGCAGCCTGTCTGCGCTGGTTCTCTAGCGTAGTACCATAGTCAAGGGCCTTCATCGTCTCTTCAACGGCAGGTGCTACGCCATATACATTGCCACGAGCTAACTGCGCCCTGCGAGCCTGTTGCTCAACTAGCTTGGCTTGGTCTGTATTCAGGCTAGAACCTAGTGCAACATCGGCCGCCATACGGCTAGTCATATCTTCTCGCAATGCACGCTCAGTCGGGTCTTCTGTATATGCGGCAGTGGCAAACTTATTAGCCTCAAGCTCGCTAGCCTGCTTCTCCATTGCAGCATACTGCTCAGGGTTGGCGGCCTCATTCGCGGCTCTAGCAGCCGTAGCAAAGTCAGTGCCATACTGCTCCTGTATCTTTAGCAGCTCTGGCGTAGTCGTCTCTAGCGACTTTAGGTATGCGCTAGTCTGCTGGCTGGCCAATACGTCAGCGCCCTGCCCAGTGAAGTCTGCATACTCATAGTTGCCGCTTGCGCCCTGTTTGTATTTAGAAGGGTCTAGGCCAAGTGTTGCTAGCTCATTAGCCGAAAGCTCTGCAACAGTACCCAACTGTGCAGCGTTGTTAATCTTCTGAATAATCGGAAGCGATTGAGTGGAGCTTATTACGGCTTCTCTGTTTGCTGCTGAGTAATCAGGTGCTTGATATTCTTGTCCGCCGCCCATATATTTATATTATAATTGTTCTTCTTTTTGCTTGTTTGTTCTTGTGTGCTTATATACGGTATCTACGCTATAGTAGCGAGGAACCATATTGCTGCGCCTCCAGCCAAAGTATTTAGGAAGTCTCTTCATCTTGCCAGACTTCATAAGAGACGGAACCTTAAAGTAAAACATCTGAATAAAGTCCTTACTATCAGCAGCAGCCTCCTGCACCCACGCAGTATCGCCATCTGGCTTGTGGCTAAATGCCTCGGCCTCAGCGGGTGTGTCTTTGTCAATTGAGCGAGCTAGGCATACCCCGCCTATCTTCTCGCCATCTTGCACTATAATCAAATAGGCATTAGCAGCATACCAGCCAACAGTCTTAATTGCCTGTTCCTTGCTAGTAGAAGCCATAAGCCCACGAGATTGTAGGTACTCTGCGGCTTGTTCGTATATGTCTTTATTAACTTGCATCTGAGCTATCCTTCTTCATTGTTTTATTGAATGCAGCAACGCCTATCGAACGAACTGATAGTTTCCCGCTATTGCACCTAACCTTAATGCGAATATCCCTAAATCTACCAGTTCCTGCAAGTCCGACCTTAAATGGTTCAAATCTTCCAGTATCAAAAATAATTGGAAATGTAAATGGCAAAACTAGGCCACTGCCAGTCGATACATCCACAGTTCTGACTGGCGTATATTCGCCGCCATCTACGGATGAGTAGATAGATACACTCTCGCTTCCATTCAATGAGTGCATACAATAGAGCTCGATGTGCCTTGGTCGCTTCTCTCCATGTTCTTCATTAAAGTTAAAGCCGCGAGTCTCTATCTCGGTTGCTAATGAATAATCACTAGCGGTCTTATCTTCTTCGTTTTTATAGTCAGACGAAACATATACACTCCCATCCTCACTTCCGACTATATGATAGCTATAATCTCCTATTTCAACAACGTCCATGGCAGATACATTCTCGCCAACCCAATACCCCTCCCAACCTCCAACACTGCCATTTAGTGTGGTATTCCAAACTACCGCACAATTGCAAGTGTCCGAAGATTGCTCAACCCCATTAACCATTATTCCATTAACTGGGATATAGAGTATGTATTTGTCGCCCCGCTGTTTGGCGTGCGACTGAGATACTTTGTCCTTACGGATGTTTCTAATTAGGTTATCTATCGGCTTGGAAAGTGATGGAGTAACCCTGTATTGGCTGCCATCACTAGCCAGCATAAGTTTGTGTACCCCGCTATCCGACAAGAAGAATACATCGCCATTAACCGCCAATGCACTCTTTTTGGCCACGCACCCTATGTTCTGGTCGGCAACGTCTATAGTATAGCCAGCCGCAGTTGTAGCGTTTCTTACCGCATCTACAACGTAAGTCTTGTTTCGCTTGAAAACAGCAAAATACTGGTCAAACCAAGAGGCCATAGCAGTTATCTTTGTTCCATCGTTTGCGACCTCAAACGACCAAACAGAGGTATCAAACTCTGGCACCGTGTCTAGGTGTATATCAGAAACCTGAATTGTCTCCTTGCCCAGAGCCTCTCCAGCCACTATTAGCTTCTTATCGTGAGCAATTATTATCTCAGCGCCAGCTGCTAGTGGATGGACATCTGGTGCAACATTCTCATCCCACGCGGTACCATCATAGAAGCGCAAGCGATTAGTTCCATCAACGCAGTAAATCTTATTTCCCGACTGCACGGCCATTAGCTGGCTTTCACCAGAGTTGTATGAGTATCCGCCAATATCAGTTAGCGTTGTGCCATCAAAGGAGTATATGCCAGCACCACCAAACACAATAGCAGCCTGCACCGTATCGTTGTTCAACCCCGCAATCTCGTCTATATGGTCAGCCTCTACGGTTGTATCTTTTAATACATAGCCTGGCCTTGTCTCTATCTCGCCCACTCGGTTAAGCACGCAGTTTTGCGCCGCCGACACACCAGTCTCGGGTATCTTGGTTGGAGCATAGTCGCTAAACTGCCCAGCGCTAAAATCGCTTTGGATTGTTAGCGTAAGGGGTGTCCCGACTTCCTGTGGATAAAATTTAGGCATTAGAATCTACGATAACGATGTCCGCTAAATGTAACTGGCTCCATTGAAATTGTTATATTCCGCTCTTGGCTGTTATTCTCTTCCTCGACCTTCAAATTTAGAATTGCAGTAGCGCCCTTATTAGCTACGCTTGCCTTGTCATACTGCTCATCATACTCTAGCATCTCAGCCTCAAGACCCTTCTTTATAGCCCCATCTATGCCATTAAGCATAGGAGCGTCATTGTCATTCACAAACCCAACGGGGTTCATCTTAACGAGCAATACAAGAGTCTTGGTGTTATCGGCTGGGGCAGCTACAAGGCGTATGCGCTTATGAGTGCGAGAGGTTTCGTGGGGCAATAGCGTCTGAATAACTGTGCCATCGCCGCGCTTGGCCGTCAGTTTGCCAGTAGTTGCAATTTTTGACAGTGTATAAATCTCATCGAACGCAGAAACGCTAGACTGAGGAGAAGTACCAGCCAAAGTAATCTCCTCGACAACGTCTTCGCCGTTTAGCACGCCAACCACAGCAACAACCGATGTGTCAGAGGCGGAGCTGCTCTCAACGGTTATCTGAGTTGCATTAGGGCTAACTAGCACGCCAACAGTAGGCGAAACTTCCATATAATTAGTAGTGCCGTTCTGCTCTACGCTACTATCAAATACCTCGGGATTAGAAAGGATAATGTCCTGTTGCTCTTTAATGCGGAAATACTTGGCGTTGTCATAGCTTGCGGCCAGTACATTACGAATGTAGTGGGGCAAACGCTCTACCTCTTCCGCATTGGGTATAATGACCGTATTTATTGTAGCCAGCCAATCCTTGGCATTCCAAATATCATCGTGTATCTGCTTGATAGCCGTATCAGCGTGAGCCGTGATAATGGAATTTCCCTTATCAAGGCCGAGCTTATCTAGTACAAAATCTCTAAGTTCTTTTTTGGTCATTGTATTAGGCTCCAATGAAATGAGCTTGGAAGAAGTTGCGGGTTTGGTTGTTATTTAGGTTTTGCGATACGCCAGTATTCTGGTATACAAATATCTCAATATAATCAGTGGTACCATTCATATAAACGTCAGCCGATATGCCTAAAGTCTTTCGGTCAGCAGCGCTAGCTATATCTTCGTTGGTCTTAACGACAGACCCATTCTTGTAGATATAGACCTCCATCAATGTATTGATAACAAACGTAGTAAATCGGCATTGAGCCGTAACGTGATAATAGCCAGCAACATTCGGGGTAAACCTAAAGTTGGTAGCGTTGTCATAGCAGCTAGCAGTATCGTACTCCTCTAGGTTGTATTGAACCTTAGTCGCTGTGTTGTTGGCTATAGCCTGGTCGCTTGTGCCACGATATGCACTGAACTTCGGAGCCGAGGCTACGCCAGTACCACCATTAGCAATAGGCAATACTCCTGTTACGCCAGTTGTCATTGGCAAGCCAGTGCAGTTCGTAAGAACTCCGCTTACTGGCGTTCCGAGTGCTGGGGCTGTAAGGGTTGGGGCTGTAAGCGTTTTATTGGTCAGCGTCTGGGTGTCGGTTGTTCCAACAACTTCACCACTGGGGGCGGTCTTGCCAGCGAATGCAGCAAGGTCTGCATCATAAGCCTGAACGTCTGTACCAATCACAAGCCCAAGAACAGACCTGGCAGTAGATGCACTTAGTTCCTCTATATCTCCACTACCAGCAGTGGAGCGCCCAAGGATAACACCAGTAGCTATTGCTTGTGTCTTTGCAAATGTAATGGCTCTGGCCAGAACCTTGTTAGTTGTAACCGAGTCAAGGCCCAGCATATCAGACGTAATGCCTAGCGCATTAACGGTTGCCGAGTTTACCATTGCCGTTACATCAGCCGCATAATATGTCGGGCCGTTGGTGAGTGGTGATTGTACTGTAATTGACCCCATATTATTCTTATTATTGTTGTGTTGTTATCTTTTGTTCTTTTTCCGCTTGTTTCTTTATTGCCGACTTAATCTCGCTAACCTTTCGAACCTTGCGCTCAAAGTCAGAAGTTCCGTGTCTACGCTCGTAGTTCTTGTACGGGGCGAGCCGCTTTTCTATTTCTTTATGCTTTAAAACTCCATCGCTGATACAAGATGGTATAGCCGCCACAAATATACGAAAGTAACCCTCTGGCGCAACAGCCTCGCCTATGCGCTGCATAAGCTCTATCCGCTTGCCTGTATTTTCGTTTTCGTATAAATATATTGGCATTTTATATCTTATTTACTTAACGCTTACTTTTGCTTTGATACGACCAAATATAGCAATTACTACGCCAGCGCCAGCTATAATTGCATCTATTTCGCCACCCAATACTGGAATCCCGAACGCTCCCAGTATTGATGGAGCCGCAGCTATAATACCACCCCATACGCTCTTAGATGCTAACACGCTCTTAGATACAGCCTCATATGTCGGCTGTTCGCCTTCCTTGACAGGCTCTATTTTCTTAAATACATAGCCCAGAGCCTTTTCGGCAAGAGTACGTACCCAGTTGATTTTTAATGCATTAGATAGTTTTGACATAAAGTGTTGTTTTTATTGATTGCTTGAATAAGCTACCCGCTCTAGTGCTCGTATGCGCTGCTCATGCTCTGAAAATGTCTCAGCATACTGCTCTTTTCGACCATTAAGGTCTGTGAGGGTTTGTTTTATTTCAGCCGTTGTTCGTTGAAGTTCGGAAAGTTGTTGAGACATAGACCCAAAAAAGAATGCCAACAGTACAAGATTTATTACGACTGGGAAAGCTGGGTGCTGTAGCCATTCTGTCATTTTATCCTGCATATGCTATCCTTCTATCGGGGCTTGATACGGCGCAATGCCGTGCGTTTCTAGCTCGTCGAGCTG